GATTACGGTTATGGTACTGGTGCTTTTGAACCTAATTATGGTGGAGAAAATGCATATCAAAACATTTTTAATTACACAAAACCTAATTTTACAAATGCAAGTAGTTACATATCAGCAGCTATACAAGATGGTTTAGGTAGACCAGCATCAGACGGAGAGTTACAAGAGTTTTTTGATTTCTGGTCTAAACAAGATTATTCATTACAAAAACAAAATTTTGATATTAGGCAAAAAAATATGCAAATACAACTCGAAGATGCTAGGAGAAGAAGAGGACTTGCAGGTCAAGGAAGAGTTGGAGACTTTGAACCTACAGCATTAGAAGCAGAAATAGATATACCAGGAGCTATGGCAACAAGTTTTGATAACTTCATGAGAGATACTTATGGAGACGTAATAGCAGGGAGTCAAGCAGATGCAGCATATAGGAAGTCTTTTGCTAACATTATGGCTAGTTTGGCAGCCATCGGTAATCAATCAGGAAACTAATATGGAATTAACAGAAGAATTAATTGCTGAGATTGAAAAGCTAGAGGGATTTAAAAGTAAAGCATATGAAGATGTAAATGGAACTTTAACTATTGGTTTTGGTCATACTAATGCTACAGAAACATTTGACTTCGAAGAAGGTGATGAAATTGATAGAGAAAAAGCTATAGAAATATTGCAATTAGATTTGAACCATGCAGAAGAAACTGTCAAAAGACTTATAAAAAATAGTCCAAATATATCTATTGAGGATTTTTCAGATGCAGAATTAATGTATGCAACATTAGTATATTTTAATAGACCTTGGACTTTACGTAATCTTGAAGGAGATATAGGAACTTATGAGGGTCTAGAACTTATTTCTAAAGGTAATGCTATAGATATTAGAGAAGACCAAGAGAAAAAATTTGCTAGAAAATATAATGGTGAAATTCCTGATTGGGCAATGAATAGGTTAGACAAAGAGGGTACATTTACTAATTTTGATTTTGAAGATGATGATGATACAGATGATGGTGGTACTGTTCCAACAGAAGTACAAAGAATATTTAAAAAAGTAGGTAGCTATATGATACCTGATGATGCTACAAATGAATTATGGTCTAGAGCATTACAAGAACTTTATGGTGTATCTGATGCAAGACCATATTGGACAGCAGAAAGAGTACAAGAAGAAGCTAATAGAGAACCTACTATTACTATGACATCAGATTTCTTTGACCCTATGAACGATGTACCTCAGTATTTTAGAAAACTAGGTGAAGTAATAAAAGGTAAAGTAAAAGAAGTTGTAGGAACTCCTATAAAAACACAGTTAGATTTTATGGAAAAAGTATATAATAAAGAAGAACAAAAATGATAACAATATATAAAGATGGTGAAGAAAGACAAATAGATAGAGCAGACCTAGAACTTTATTTAGGAGATGGTTGGTCTACAAGTAAACCTGCACCAAGCAGAGGATTAGCAAACTGGGTTCATAGTGATAAGTTAGTTGCAGACTATGTATACGTACAAGATGGAGTAGTTTATTTTGCTTATGATATATCAACTTTAGTTGGTTATCCTGCTTACATTTCTTATATTGCTAATGGTCTTAGTGCTAATAGATACAATACTAATTGGGGTGTATCAGCAGATGGAGAAGATAGAGTAGGTCCAGCGTTATCAAACACACCTCCTTCAGGAACAATAATACAAGACCCAAGTCTTACAATGCAAGGTTTCAATATTGGTGGTAAGTTTGCACCACAAGCAAATAATAATTTTTCTGATTTTGTATTTGAAGGTTTTGAAGAACTAAAAACATCTTATCCATTTTTGTTTGATGAAATAAATGGTGAAGCTGTTGGCTTAACTTTATTATTTCAATCATTAGCTTTAGGTACTTCTTTAACATCTGAACAATTAAGTAGAGCAGGTTTAACAACAGGTTATACACAAGGACAATTAGATTTTCTAAATGCAACAGTATTAACTGGTGGTGATGACCCTTTATCATTTAATTTAAATGGTGAAACAGTAACAAACCAAAAGTATGCAAAACTTCTTGGAACAAAAGAGAATGAACTTATTACTGCAATGAATGACATTGGTATAAATGCAGAAGGATTCAAAAAAGAAAATCCAGAACTATATAAAAATTTACTTGAACAAACAGTAAGAGGTAAAATAACTAGTACTTTGCTAGATGAGTACTTAGGGTTTGTATTAGGAATTGAAGGTTTTGATTATGGAAAAGATAGCAGTTATTATCAAATATTTTCTGGACCAAGAAGCGAATTAAATAATCCTACATGGAATCAGTCAAATGCTTCTTTTACACAAGGTATTACTGCACAAAATCAAGCTATAAGATATATAGGTTTATCACGTTGGAATGCTTTATCAAGAGAGGAACAAAATAATTTAGTAGAACTATATGCAAATGACCAAGGTACTTTTAATAGTACAATGCAACAAATGTTTGATAATGACCCTATATGGGGAGAAAAGTTTGGAGGTAAAAATTTAAATTATTCTATGGTAGTAGGTCCATATAAAAACTTTTGGCAAGGAACATTTGGAGAAGTTGCTGATGAACTTGATGAAACTTTTCTTGAAGGAGTTGGTTTATCACAAATAGAAGCTAGAAAAAAATATAGAACATCTGCTTATAATCAAAGAAATGAATATTTTATGAATCAAATGGCAGAAAAAATATCAGCTTCATTAGGTGGTAACATGCTTAGAGATACTAGGATGGGATAATGACTATACGTTCATACTATAGAAGAGACCAACTTACACCTATAACTGTTGATGATACAACAGAAGAAGGTAAAGAATTAATTGCAAAGCTAGAAGCAGCAAATTATTTTCAAGATGAAGAAAGAGCAAAAAGAGAAGCAGCGTCTTTACCAGGAGGTTCTAATTATACAGCACCATCAGGAGCATCTAGCTCTGAAGAAGAACCTGTAAATTTAAGTCCTAATCAAGTTTATTTACGTTTACCGTGGCTCAAAGCATTTGCTGGTGGCAATGCAGATAAATTGGTTGATGCATACATAAAAGGATATATAGATGGAGATGCTTCTGAAACAGCAGCAACTGCCGCTATGAGAGAAATACCAGAATATAATACAGTATTTCCTGGCATAGTAAATACAGAAACAGGAGCTATAAGAATGACAGAGGGTTCTTATGTTGCTGGATTTGAACAAATAAAAGCATCTCTTGTTGGTCAAGGATTAGGTGGTTATGCTAAACAAAAAGGACGAGAAATATATGCAACTATGGTAGGTAATCAAGTATCTCCTAATGAATACATAAGTAGAGTGACAACTGTTAGAAGTAGAATATTTGACAGAATGGACGAAGGTATGAAACAAAATATTGTATCAGCATACAATGATTACTATTCAAATGAACTTGGTGAACAAGTTCAGTTAGAAGAATCATCAATATTAGCTTTAGCTATTGACCCTAACTTAAATACTGACATTCTTAATAAAAGAATAACTGCATCTGAATTAGGTGCTGTGTATACTACTGAAGTAGGAGAAGATGTGTCACTTCAAAGAATACAAGAATTTACACAAGCAGGTGTAACATTGGGTAGAGCAAGAACACAATTTGCACAAGCTGCTACTACAGCTAGGTTATTAGGAAGTATGGCTAGAAGACAAAATAGAAATACTACTGTCGGTACAGCTTCAAATGTACTAGATGCAACACTGTTTAAAGATGAAGATTTAATGCAAGAAATTGCAGCAATAGAAGCACAAAGTATATCTGGTAGTTCTGTTGCAACTGGAGCAATGACAACACAGGCTGGACAAGTTACAGGTTTGACAGAAAGTTAAATCTAAACCTTTACTTTAGATTATAAATATTGTATACTACATATAGTGCCTGACGAGTTCGGCATATAAAATATAGGGTCGTAAACAGTTGGTTATCCAAGGTGTCCAACTAGTACCAAAAATCCCTTGCGACATCCCTTTTAATTACCTAGCGATTATTGTTATGGGATTTTTTATGCTAGAGAAAATGGAGAAAATAATGGAAGAAATAAACCAAGAAGAAACAAAAGAAGAAACTACAGTAGATGAAGTTATAGACGAATCTACAGATGGTATTAAACAACTTAGAGATGAGTACAAAAAGCTAAAGGCTGAAAACAAAGCGTTTAAAGCCAATGCCATGAATAATGCATTGAGTTCTTTAGGACTACAAGCAGATAAAGGAATAGGAAAAGCTGTTACAAAACTCTATACAGGTGATGTCACAGTAGAAGCAATACAGGATTTTGTTGCAAAAGAGTTTGGAGAAGTTAGTAGTTCCACACAACCTGCAGCACCTGTTGATATGACTCAGAATGTAGTGGAAGCTCAATCACGTGTTGAGACTTTAAATCAAATTGGTGTAAATGCAGAACCTGTTGATGTACAAGCAGAGTTTGCAAAATTCGTTAGAGATTCCAACGCTAAACCAAGAGATACTATTAACGCAAAATTGCGTATGATAGACACTCTTAAAGAAGATAAGTAATAATTTATAGGAGAAGATTAAAATGGCAGAAATAAGTGGATTGAGTGCATCAGCACCAATTTATGCCCAACAAATAAATAACTTCACTGGTGAATTGTTTAAAGTCGGTGGTCAAAGAACACCTCTATTATCTGCAGTTGGTGGTTTAAATGGTGGTAAAACATTAAACTCTACATTTTGGCAAGTCCAAGTAGAAGATAATGCAACCATTTCTTCAGAACCAACTAAAGGACAAGAAGGTTCTACACCTACAGAATACCTTGGAAGAGACAGAGCTGCTTACACATATGTAACTCAAATTTTCCATAAAGGTGTACAAATGACATATACCGCTTTGGCATCTACTCAAAACCAAAATCCTTTTGACTTGTCAGCAGACATTGCAAACGCCTCCGATGGAGACGGAACAACAACTGCTGGTGATAAATTGGCTCTTTTTGGTGGTAGCCCAGTGGCAGACGAATTTGCTTTCCAAATGGAAAAAGCAATGGAAAAAGTAGCAAGAGAAGTAGAGTGGTTTGCATTCAATGGTTCTTTCTCAGATGGTGCTAACGTAACACCTGGTAATGGAACTAGAGAAATGTACGGTCTTGACGTTTGGATTACACTAAACAAGAACGCTTCAAACACAGCAGCAGTTAACCCATTAGGTGGTAACTGTTTCTACAACGACACAGCAGGTGACGGCAGTGGTTCAACACAAGTCATCTCTTTCGCAACCATATCAGGTGCGTTAAAGAGAATGTATGACAACCATGCACCTATGTCTAACCCTGTGCTTGCTGTAAGTCCAAAGCAACTTCTAGACCTTAACAATGAACTTGTTAAAGGTACAGTTGATATAGCAGGAGCAATTATTCCTAGAGATAGAAATGTTGCTGGTGTTGACATTGATACAGTGGTTACACCATTCGGTTCAATCGGATTGATGGTTATTGACCCTGATATCCTACCTGACAACACTGCTTTCATCTTAGACTTAGCTTACATACAACCAGTATTTACCAATATCCCTGGATATGGAACTGTGTTCGTACGTGACATTGACCAAGATGCAAACGCTAGAATTGGAAAAGCAATTTATATGGAGATGGGATTCGAGTTCGGACCTCCTTCATATCACTGCAAAATTCAAGCAGTATCGTAAATTAACATTGAAGATTAGGGTGGAACTCCACCTCCACCCTTTTCTTCTGCTATAGTAAGGAAGATATGATTAAATCAAAAGAATGTTTAATAGATATTTCAGCAGATAACAATAACTCTCTTGGAGTTCAAACTGAAGGAATGTTACTTTGTGGTATACAATTTCCTGCAGCAATGACAGGTTCTAACATTACATTTGACTTTGCATTAGATAATTCAACATGGGTTGATGTAGTGGAAACAGATGGCACAGAAACAAGTTATACAGTTTCAGCAGGTAACATACTAAGAATTGACCCTTCAGGCTGGGCTTTTGCAAGCAATGGCTACATAAGAGTTACATCTGATGGAAACGAAGCAGCAGATAGAAAATTAACATTACACTTTAGACATAGTTAGGAGTCCTCATGAGTACAGATATTCGAGGTCTTGTTGACAGAGTTTACAGAGAGTATCTAGAGCCTATGGATGATATTGTTAGTTACACTACATTATCAACAGGTATAAATGATTCAGTTACAACAGTAGTTTTTAATGGAGATTTACTTTCTGTTGAAGAAGAAGATGCACTAGATGCTGGTGCAATTATAGAAATAGGTCAAGAACTTATGATTTGTACTGACCTAAATGCTGTTACAAACACAATTACAGTTACAAGAGGTGCAAGAGGAACTACTGCTGCAGCACACACTGCAGGTGATTTAATTAAAATAGCACCTCCATTTCCTCGTAAAAATGTATTTGATGCTGTAAAAGACCAAATAAATAATTTATTCCCTACATTGTTTGCAGTTGAAACACAATCTGTAACAACAGGAGATGGTTATACATTACTTGGAACTCATGATAATTTAGGCACACATAACTATATTGTTTCTATTATTGGTGCTATATCACAATATACAGATTTTAGTAATAACTCTGATACAACTGGAGTAAAGTTTCAAAGCGTTGCATGTTCTTTGATAGAGTTACCTAATCCATTTACTTATAATGATAGTGATGGAGTTTCTAGAACATTTAATTACACTTCAGGACCTTCGGTTGTACATGCCATACAATTTTCTGGCATAAATACTGGACATACAGCTTTTGTAACTTTTAAGAAAAAATTTATAGAACCAACAGCAGAAACAGATACACTTACAACTATTGGTTTAGAACAAGAATATGAACCAATTATTATGGCTGGTGTTGCAGCACAAATGTTATCTGGTAGAGATATTCCTACAGCAACAACTGATTATATATCAGAACAATTAGCTGTATCTAATTATCCTGTTGGAAGTTCTAATTCAATTAGAAACTCTTTACTTCAATATCAACAATTATTAGTAAATCAAGCAAGAAAATTTTTAAGAGCAAAATATCCAGAATCAGTATCTGTCGATGGATTGGTATTTGGAATACAGTCCTAATGCCAAGAGTTGCTACAACAACAAACATATCTAATCCTAAAAGATATGGATATGATTTAAGAATAGATAATATTCTTTTGCGTTCTGCTGTAGGACCAGGAAGAGAACTGTCGATACAATCTTCAGATGTTCAAGCAGGTCAACAAGTCAATGTTAAACAAAATCCAGAAGATTTTACATCTAACTTAGGTCGTATATATTCTAGAAATAATTTTAGTGGTGGTTCTAATTTAGATACAGCACACAGACCTAATGATAAACCTAATGACAGAATAAGATTTTGGGATAGTCAAGGAGTTGATGTATTTCATACAGATTTAGGTAAAGGATATAATGTTTCACTTCTTCATTCAACAGAAAAAGAATTGACTTTATCTTCTGCTGTAAATCACATGGCTGTTGTTGGAACAACTATATATGCATCAGATGATGAGACTTTATATAAATCAACTGATGGTGGTGATAATTGGGATACGGTAACTGAAGGTTTAACTGCAGGTTATCAAATAAAAGGTTTAGCTGCACATGGAGATTTACTTTACATTACAGCTAACAATGGTTCAGCA